CTATTGATAATCAACATATAACTACAAAACAAAATTCAAATCATCAAGCAATCAAACATTTAAAAGTTTTCCAAAATAAAAATCCAAAAATTAATCGAGTTAATATTTTTCAGCATTGATATTTTATTCTTCGTCTTTTACTTTTGATTTTTCATTTTGTAAGTTTTAAAAAAAAGATGATGTATTTAAGGCATACGAAAGGGCAATAAAAGAATTGGGGGATGTTGCACGCCGGGTTCCCAAAAATACGATCATAGAAAAAGCGATGTCTTATCCGGCTCCAAGGTATTACATCACCTTAGAAGTCGCTATCAGAAACATATCGCTTATGTATAGAGGGATACAACCGGACATGTACAACCCCATGAAAATAGACATGTACGACAGTATTTTCAGGAAATTTGTTGCAAAAGGGCTAAAATATCCGGGATATAGCTATTTGGAAACCATCATCAATAATGAAGCTCCTTCTTTCTATATCGAAAAAAGGCAATTTGTACGCATTATTAATGACAAATTAAAAAGAAAATGATCTTGGTATTCATATTTATCCTTTTTTATTCCCTATCACGGTACTACGATCTAAGCGATTACGGACTGTCCTCCGGATTCCGATATTGGCAACTGATTGCATACAATTTCATACATCTGACCTTTATGCACATGTTCTTCAATTCAATCGGATACCTGATATATAAGCCGGTGATTGCAGAATATTATGGACGCAAAGCCCCAATTATAGTAATACCAATATCTGTAATCCTGTCTTCTGCAATCTTTTGCTCTGAAAAACCGACATTCGGCGCATCAACCATCATATTTTCCATGATCGGCATGTATTTAAGCAAGATATGGCAAGATGGACATTCGAAGCGACAGAAATATACAATCATGCTGCTTATAATATTAATAATGCAGTCAATATTCGGCTATAATGTCATTAATTGGAAAATACACATTTCAGCTTTAGCAATCTCATTCATTTTATCTCGATTATGCACGACATTCACAATGATTTCGAGATCGAAAATATCTTAGAAGAAAACAGAAAAAGACACGAAATAATAAACGCACCATACAATCCAGTCACCGGTCTTGGCGCCGTAGGGGAACGAAAAAAGATTTCAATAAAAGACTCCCCTATTGGCGATATGTATTTACCGGTTGAATTGATAAAAGAAAACCTGTTTATCCGTAGACTCGCCAAATACGGATTCAAAGGATATATTATCCGATTTATTAAAGAAGTGGAGTATTCCGAAGAAGCCCTAAACCAGCTTTGGATTGAATTTATAAAATATCGGATAATATACGATTTTGAATACTGGGCCTATTCATTCATCTTTATAAAAGATAAAGTGAGCCCAAAAGATATCCCATTTAAACTAAACCGTGCGCAAAGAAGAGTACTGAATAAACTTGAAAAACTACGAAAGGCCGGAAAGCCTATCAAGTTTATCCTCTTAAAAGCACGACAGTGGGGAGGATCAACACTCGTCCAAATTTATATGCTTTGGATAATGCTCGTACACCGTCGAAACTGGAATACCGTCATTTGTGGAGATGTGGAAACACAGTCAAGAAACGTTCGGGCAATGATCACAAAGGCTTTAAACAAATACCCTTCTTATCTGCTTGGAGAAACGGTTAAATTCACACCCTTTGAAGGTTCAAGCAAAAACAAAGTCATTCAAAACACAAATTGTGTTGTCTCGATCGGATCTTTCCAAAAACCCGATACACTTCGAAGCGGTGACATATCAGGAGCTCACCTAACCGAAATTGGACTTTGGAGAGCTACACCAGGCAAAAAGCCGGAGGACCTTATCCAGTCTATATCCGGTTCTATTTATGATACAGCATATACGATTTTAGGGTTGGAAAGTACGGCAAAAGGCGTTGGTAATTTTTTTCATCGTACATGGCAACAGGCTGTCAAAGGTAAAAATAACCTGCTCCCCATTTTTGTAGCATGGTTTGATATTGATATTTATTCAATCCCTATTGATAACCACGAAGAGTTTATCCATTCTATGGACGAATACGAATGGGACCTTTGGAAACTGGGAGCTACACTGGAAGCTATTGCTTGGTATAGAGAAAAAAAGAAAGACATGAAAGATATTTGGCGTATGAATTCTGAATATCCAAGCACTCCAACAGAAGCCTTTCAATCTACCGGCCGACGACGTTTCCGGCTTTCAGACACGCTCAAACTACGCGAAACTTGCATCGATCCTATTTTTCATGGTGAAATTTCAGGTTCGGAAGAAACGGGTGTAGAAAGCCTTCAGAATCTTCGGTTGTCAAAAGAAGAAATGGGCTGCTTGTCCATTTGGAAAATGCCGGATAAATCAAAACGATATCGAAATCGTTATATTGTCGTTATGGATGTAGGGGGAGTTTCAGATGAAGCCGACTACACGGATATCACCGTCTTTGATCGCTATTGGATGATGGACGGAGGCATCCCGGAAGTGGTCGCCGAATGGCACGGCCATATCGACCATGATAAAGGCGCTTGGAAGGCTGTACAGATGGCAACATTTTATGCTGACGAGGAGGATGCTATGGTTGTAATAGAAAGTAACACGCTTGAAACAGAAGGCACGGAAGGCAATAATTTCGAATACATCTTAGACGAGATAGCAGGGCATTACTCCAATCTCTACTGTCGCACCCCAGCCGACCAAATCAGACAAGGCGCCCCAGCAAAATGGGGATTTCACACCAACACATCAACCAAGCCTATGGTTATCTCCCATCAAGCAAAAGCAATACGGGATTCTTTATACATCGAAAGATGCGAGGAAGCCGTAGACGAACACGACACATTTGAAATCAAAGAAGATGGTAAAACAATGGGAGCTGTTGAAGGAATGCATGATGACAGACTCATGACTCGTGCTATCGGCGTATGGATCTGCTATCGGATAGATCTTCCATTTGCCGTAAATACCCCAATAGCCACACCAACCCGTAAGGTCATATCGGAAGCCACAATATGAAACGAGGCAAGATCATTTCATCTTGCCTCGTTATTTTAAATTATGCCCGGATTTGGCCTATGACCTCAGAAGGAATTCCCTGAAGTTGCGCCATACGACCTTCCTCTTGGGCCTGCAACATCTCCGCTTCATCCCGCTTAATACTTTCCAAAATACGTTCAGCAAACGGAAGCGACGAATTTTCAAGCAATTGCTTGACATTTATTGCCTGATTTTTGTAAAGCTCCATCAAGAACTCATTCATCACCATTTGATAAACCGGAGTATTAGAACCTTCCGTAATATAGACATCTATTTCTGAATCTTGCACCTTTTCCGGATCATACCATTTACTTTCTTTCGAATAGTCCGATCCGGCAAGGTCTATATATCGAGCAGAAGTATAAAATTGCTGAATCGTTTTCATTACTTTATTGTCTCGCTTCTTTTGAAAATTACGAAAAGAATCAAGCAAGCCTTTAACATTCATACTTGAATTCTGAACCTGCTGGGCATAAAGCGAAGATGGCGTATTAGAAGATGGCGTTTGGCCTTGCATTGCAGAATTTACACCAGAAATATCATTGATAAGTTTCAATTGTAAGTTCAATAGTTCGTAATCTCCGGCAACAGCCGCAGAACCGTTATATTGATGAACGATATTCTGTATATTCTGGCCCTGTTTAAGACGAACAAAAAGCACACCATTATAACGCACATATTCATCTACAATCTGCTCCCGGCTCATTCCCTGAAAAGCATCTTCATCCACAATGAGAAGTCCTTTCGCAGTAGACGAACGAATAAAATCGATCATCGTAAGCGTCCGGTTTATGTACTTTTGCTGATCAATAAAGTCATCAACAAAATTAAAGACTTTACCATTGACAAACGGATAAATGTTCAATATGTAATTATGCTCTTTATGCCAGTAAGGCGAACGCCCTTCCTGTAGCACATCTCCGAACGGAGTCATGTAACGATAGTACCAATATTGCTCAATTGAATAGGTATATTCCACAAGAAGCACATCTTCCGGGTCCATGCCGTTAGCTAACGCTTCTTCCATACGCTGCTTATTTAAAACATCTATCGATTTTCTGTCGGAAAGATTGGAATACCACCATTCCCCACTCAATAGGTCACGGCAAAAAAGTGCTTCCCTACTTTCCTTTTTCCAAACAAGGATCACCCGGCAAAGATCTGGACGGGACGGCATATAAAAATCCATATTTTTGTTCTGGTCCCCTTGTAATCCAAACGAATCAGCCCAGGTAGCCCCGTTATGATCACCGTAAATCCGATAAATATCATCACAGGTTGTTTTATCACGGGCAAATGCGGCCACAATATCCGAAAGAGTCATATCATACATTTCCCCGATAATACGAAGATCCCATGTCCGAGGATCTTCTATATCCGTGTTGAAGAATAACCGATAAGTATTGGTTGGATAAACCCACACATCCAAATTTTGTTTAGCCGGATTCATGCCGTACTCTACCCGTTGGGCACATAACCCTGAAAGCATAAGATTCGTCAAACTTGCAGCATCCATTTCCGTCGTTTCGTTGATCTGATGGCAATACTCAATTGCAATGCTCATCATTTCTCCAATCTTACTTTCCCTTTTGTCCCTAACAACACAAACGGGCTTCGTTTGGTTATTTCGGAATTGTCCGTCGATATTTTTCAAAATCGGGCGAATGACATTGTTTTTCAAAGGCACTTTACCCTGCGATCGAATATATGCACTTTCTGTCACTTTCTTCCCACTTGCTGGATCAATAACAAGATCGCCCCATTGATCTTCAAATCCATACATCTGGGAACGTGCAGCCTTCTTGCGAACCTCACTAAGTCCCCACCAAGCATTTTCAGCCTCTTTCAGCACATCTGTAGCCTTTGTCAAACTAATAGCTGACCGGGTGCGACCACCCCGCTCCACTCCCGGTTTCAATCTACGGTTATAAAACTTTCTATTCATCTCCTATTTTGTCTAATTCGTTAATCATCATTTCTTTTGTCTTTCTCGCCTGTTCGTAAAGAGCTTTCTTTTCTTCTCCATCCATCAAGCGGGCCATATCATACATACTTTCAATCGCTTTTTTATAAAAGCCGGTCGTTTGATAACGTCGGTATGCACGACTATTGGCAAAGGATTTGTAATTACCCGACAGGTCCTTACCCCCTTCGAGCCCTTTACGGTACATCCTATCCCTACTCTGCATCTCTTCATACTCTTTCACGTAATGGTTATAGCGTTCGTTTGTATAATTACGCGGAACCATATTTTCTGTGTCATAGGTCAGCCCGCTCACAACTGGGATATTCCTAAGCTGCACATCTCCGGTTACTGCGCCTTCCACCGTTTTGTAACATTGAGCAATGGCTTTACCTACGCCACCTAAGTACTGTTCGAAAAGGTACTCTACGGCAGAAGGATTCAAAAGAGCATAATCCAATTTTCCTTTAGAGGCATAATCGCCTCCCGACAGACTATTCAGCCGTTCGGAGGCTTTGATTATCGCTTTGCTGGTTCCAGTCGTTACCTTATGATATTCTGGAACATACTTATTAAACTCGTTGCGCCCCGTGATCCGTTTCCCGAAGTAGTTTTCATTGAAGAGATACGCCTCCGTAATTGGAGATATCATGTCCGGGGTAAATGTACGAGTGGCAGCTTCGACAAGATTGTCTGTCGCATTCGACTCAATACTAAGTGGAAGCACATCCATTAATTTACCCATGACATCCGATGTAAAGTCACGCCCCTTATATTCGCCTCTTGTATACTGTGCCGACATATCACCAAGCCCGAACAGCATTCGAAGCTCAACAGGAAGAGGTAAGAGTACATATTTCCCCGGTGCACCCATTATAGGCAGGATCAAATTATTCTGCCGTACATAATCTGGGATATCGTTATACTCGTCATCATCTCCGAAAAGCATTTTAGACAAAGTACTAACGGCAAATCCAAGCGTCGCCCACATAGCAATAGCCGCACCTGCTCGTACGGGATTATGCTTTGCCGCATGAGCAAAATTATGCGTTCCTTGTATAGCCGCATTAAAGAAATGAAAGAAGTTCTGCATATAAACCGCACCCATCGCACCGCTACCTCGTCGATTGAAGTTTACCGACACTTCTTTTGCTGCGTTGATACTTTGTAGTTCTGTCATTCCAGATTCTTTTGCTGTAAGATAAGTCGTAAAGCGTCCACCGTTTTCTACCACACCGTTCACCATTTCGAAGTATCCCCCAAGCACATTGAACACATCTTTGACACGGACACGGCCACCCGCGTTTCTATTCAACAGACGTTCCACCTCTTTCTTGTACTTATCATAACCGAATGTCGCCACGTATCCGGTCTTGCCGCCACCACGAAGAAACGCTTCGTATTCCAAATCAGTCCTTCCCCCTATTTCTACTTTGGCGATACGCCAAAGGGCCAGAGGATAGTTTTTAAGGAACCTTCCTTCGTAAGCTGCTCCATATTTTACAAAATTCATCGTGTTGGCATAGAAAAAATCACGTGCAAAGTTGCGGAGGATGAAATTAATATTGCGCGAAGTGTAATTCTGCATCATGAATTTACGCACATTGTTCAATCCTTTCAGAACCACATTATCAAGACTCGCTCTATTAATGCCATTGACTGCTTGAGAAACGACTGGATTCCCATTGATGTAAACCAATAGGTCACGTCCACCTTCTTTTACTCTGACGACATGCTGTTGCTCTTGCCAATCTTTGATCGGCACACCAAGGTTCAATACTTCCTGTTGCGTCTTAGCCTCACCTTTCTCCTGCAGTTCCTTCATCTTTTCCTCGAAATCATTAATGATACTTGCATTCGTTTCGGCATCCTCTGTCAATCCGGTTGCGGACACTGGCTCCCAAAGAGTACGACCTTCGGTATCAACACCGCTCTTTACATACCATTGTCTGGAAACGCTTGCCATGCCGGTCTTACTATTTCGGACCAAATTAGCAAAGCGAAGTTTCACAAGATTTTTATAACCCATCATTGTCGCGCTTTCGTAGTCGCTTGCAATATTCGCCAAGATGTCACCTGCCATAGAAGTACGCCCTTTTGCCTTTTTGATCGGATTGGAAACTATATCACGGTTACTATCTATATAGTCCCAGATATCGCCTGCAGTCGTTTCCTCCCACTCTTTCAAAGGAACGTAATATTCATATTTACCAGAAATACGATCACGGGATTCACGGCTGATCAGATTGCATTGATACATCTTCTCCAACGTGGCGCGGGTTGCTTTCCCTACTGCCTCCCAAAGTTTCTTCGTATCATTCTCCTTTTCAAACTCTTCGACAAACCGGCGAACAATATCTTCATCCATACCCTTTGTCTCCGCAGATAAGGCTTTTGTTATGGCGGTCAGCCCGGCAAAGTCCTTATTACCGATCGATTCAATAAGTTCGGGAGATGGCTGTTCTACTGATGCAAGTGCCTCACGACGCATTACTTCGTTACGTTCCAAACCGTGCTTTGCCTTCATGTAAAGATCAACCTTGCGTCGTTTATCCTTGTCTATATTCTTGCCATCTCTGGATAAGCGGGCAACCTCGTTCACTAAGGCGGCAAATTCATTCGCTTTGAAATGGTTCACATCATATTCTGCCCGTCCCTGCGTCGTATTCTCGTAGATATAGGCATCCTCATAATCTTTTACTTTGTGTCCCGTCTCTTTCTCTACAGCCTTTTGAAAGTCACGGATGTGAATCTTCTGGTCTTGGTAGCCTTCACGGAAACGCTTGTAGAATTCACGTGTCATAGCGGAAAAACTTCTCGCACCTTCCGATACTGCACCAATGGTCCGTATCATTGTTCTTCTGTCTTCCGATGGAGTATTAAGTATTGTCCCGCCATGCCCCAAGGGATCACGGAACAACAATGTATCACGCATATTTCCATCTTTGGCCACTTTATGAATGATCGTAACAAGTGAATCACCTTTTTCAAGACGGTTCTTACTCTTCCATAACATATAAGCAATATCTTCATCCCGCATACGCAAATCGATTCCCAACGACCGGAAAAATCCGCGGATGGCCGATTTTATCTTTTGCCAAATGGACGGCTCGGATACACCATTTTCTGCAACAGAAGCCAAATACTCTTCTGTCGCGATCCTGAAGTCTCCCCCATAGCGGGAAAGTCCGGCACGGGTAACCTTACGGCGCACATCTTCCGGTAGGTTGCGATAGACAGAATCCATCATGTCGTCAAACTTTTCTCCTAATAGTCCGCGAAGCCCTTTATGCGCAACGACCTCGTGTAAAATGGTCGCTTGTGCGTCGGCGATGCTTTCGGCATTGGGCAAAACCAAATATACTTCGCCAGTTTCCATATCATACCAACCTTTGGACCCTCGTTTCTTCCGTTGAGTATCTTTGTCATCGTCCGTGATATCGTTTACATCCCGGATGATGTGTATCGGAATATGTAGGCCACTTGCCAATTCATCTACGGCAGACGATATTTTTCCCTCGTCAAGGGTTGGATTTACAAAAGATTCCACTATCTTTGTGGCAGATGAAAAGCTACTGTTTTTATCATCAACGTTAGCGGGAGTACTGCTATTTGATATAAAATCAGTAGCTTTTTTCTTGTCGACCCATTTTAGTAAACCATCGTTTATCCATGAATAGATATCCTTAACATAGTCCTTCGGATAAATACTACGCACAGAATTGATTTCAATATTGCCAACCTTACGGTTCACCTGTATAGCCACAACAAAATTATCTCCATTGCTTTCAAGTTCTGTTAAAACGACCTTTGCATCAATTCGTGTTTTGCTGTCAAATACCGCTATCGGATTGGCTATAGCTTGTGGAAGATTCTCTACACTTGTCAAATTGAAAGGATGGTTACTTTTATATTTCTCAGATGCTTTAGTCGCCAATTTATCTGCACGTAACTCTATTGGCAGATAAGGGAATCCCGCAGCCTGTAAAAACCTGGACGGATTCCCCAGCTTGTAAACATGCCCTTTAGGCAAAGAACCGTCAATTTGTCGCTGCAAATCTTCGTTGAAACGCTCGTTCACCTCTTCGATATTCCCAGAAGCCGGTGCATAAGAAGCCGGTTTTCCTAATGCGTCATCGAGGAACAGCTGGTCTTCACGCGCTACGTCTTCCGTTTCTTCTGCCAGCATTCTCCGTCGCTCTTCCGGTGTCATAGACAAACGCCTCTGTACGTTGCGGGCTTCCACCTCGCCGGAGAGCTCTTTGTAGCGATTGCGGCTTTCACCAAGACCATATTTCTCAGTAAGAGATTGGTATTCGTTGTAAGCATCTTCATAACCTTCGTTGTCGTATCCGCGTACCCAAAGGTTAAATCCCTTATCGAATGCTTCTCGACTGGGAACGAAGCCGTCACCAAAGGTCATTCCAAGCGAATGGTATTCATCGACAAGAGCGTTGTACACATCTATCTGGCGGGCTTCATCGCCAAGCTCTTTCTGTTTTTCTTTGAACTCATCGACCATTGACCACGCATCGCGCTTTTCTTTTAACGTATTCAGATGTTTTTTATAGGTACTCTCATTCCCCCCTCGGGCAAAGCCCTCACTTGCCTGGATGGCGTGCTGCACCTCGTGCGCAATGAGGCTGCGCAGGTCTTCCGTTTCCAGTGCTGCCTCATTGACGCGGATCAGGTTCTGCGCCTCGTAGAAGGTCGCACCGGTACGGCTGCTTCCGTCCTTATACAGCTCGACGCGCATCTGCCTCAGTTCCGGGTATGCCTCGAACAGGCGGGGGTCTTTCACGTAATCGTCCAGGTAACGCACCTCTTCGGACCGGTAGGAGCTGCGCATGGCCTCGGCACGTTCCGACAGCTCGTCGTATCGCGCCAGTTCCTCTTCCGAAAGTTCCTCCCCGTCGAGCAATCTGCCATTCAGGTTGTCGAAGTCTTTCCCCCACGGGAGATTAGCCCAAAGCCTGTCTTTGCGGGCAAGCCCTTTCGGGTCCACTTCGAAGTCTGGCACCTCGTAGCGCCACTTTCCGTCGGCACCTCGTTCCCAGCCGGTAGCCAGCTTGATTTTCCGTGCATTTTCTTTCTCGTTTATTTGGAGAAGTGACAGGAGCTTCGTATCTTTGATATCGGAATTAAGGGAAGTTGTTTGATTAAAACCGGGAGTTGTTATCCCGATTAGTGAATCAAGCAATTTCCCTTTTTCTATTTTGGAAAGTTTGTGGTCATAATAACGAGTGCCCTCTTTAGGCGTGACAATTACAGCACGAACCGTATAATCTTCACCGCCAATCTTCATCCCACAAACATAATAGTCAAACTTTTCAGCGTCAACCTTATCGTCTGTATTAGCTTGTGATTCGATATACACAGCATTCTCGATAATCTGAGGTATGGCCGCAACGCTTTGCAGTTGCTCCGCGTTTTTATAGTCGTGGTTCAGCACCTCCTTGATAGCATTCTTGCCGACCATGACTGTTTCCCCTGTGTCTTTGTTGGTATATTCACCACGCAACCTTTTCCCATACTCCAGTGCATTCTTCTTATATTGTTTCAGATCATCGCTCGGCTCGATCTCCCAGCCTGTTATTTCCACCGGCTCACTTTTACGCAGCTTTTCTATCCGCTGCTTCTTTTCATTGAAAGCGGATTCCATCTCCCTTGCCACATTCAAGTTGTCAAGACGGGTAGTTGCTTCTTCTGCTGCATCAAGCCTTGCTGCTCCCTGCTCACCGATAAAGCGGAAGCGGGGGTCGCTCTTCCGGGCGTTGAAGCGTTGAGACAGGGGGATGATGTTCCCTTTGTCGTCCCGGGTAACCAGGTCGTTCAACTTGCGGTTGTTCCGGGTGTCCTTATACAGGTAGTCGCTCTTGTCGTCATATCCCCATTCGTTGATGTCGTTCCCGTCCCAATAGAGGTTCTCAGCCGGTACACGTTCTTCCATCATCCGGTAGTCCCCCTCCAAGGCGTGGTTGCCGTGCTGCCGGGCATAGGCTTCGGAGAGTGTCACCCAGTCACCGTTCCGGACGCTTCCCTCTTTGAGTGACTTGGGCACCGCCCGGTAGATGGTGACCATCGGCTTTTCTCCTTTATCTATGGCGTCCAACGCCTCGCTGATAGCCGCTATGCTCTCTTCCCGGTTCTTGTCCCGGTTCATGCGGAACTGTTCGTCCAGACTGTCGCGGATGTTGTCTTTGTTCTGAGCCACGTCGACCATACTCTTGTCGATGCCCTCTTCATCGTAGGAGGGGGCACGGTGCGCCATTCTGAACTCATCCGTCGACAAATAGCCTTTGCGCCGGGCGGCTTCGTTCACGAGGTCGCGCATGCGGCTCTCGTCTTGGGCTTCGACGGCTTCAAGGTAGGCGCGATCCAACGCTTCGCTCGACATCAGTTCAAACTCTTCCAGTCGTTTTCTTTCTGCTGCGGCAGCTTCCTCTTCCCGTTTGCGGGCGGCTTCCATGGCGTTGCGCTCATCCTGCGCCTGCTTGACATAGCTGTCGCGCAGTTCGTCGACATTGCCGAACTTGTCGAACAGCTCCGCCTTGACCGGAGAGAAGACCTTGACAAATTCACCCAAAGATAGCTGGTCGTTTGCCAAGCGGATGCTTCTCTTGATGCTTTTGAAGGCATAGCTGGCTCCGCCCAGATTACCTGCTTTCATGGACTCTGCGTACTTCTTTACGTCTGCCTCTTCCAGTTGATGCTTCTGTGCGAACGAGGAAACATCGCTCTCCTTTGCCGTGCGAAAACGCAGGTTGTCATTGTTTTCAGCTTCCCGTTTGTCAAGTTCCTGTTGCGCCTTATTGCTATCTGTCTTTACACTCTTATATTCTGCAAACGCTTTTGTCTTGCGGTGGCTGCTACCTATCCATTTCTCGAAATCCTCCAAGTTTACGGGGGTTACCACCGTCTTGTGCTTCTTCGCCCAATCTTTGTCATAGTTGGCGAAATAAGCCGTCTCGGCACCGGCCGCCTCATTGAAGCCAAGCATTACCTTATGCTCGTCAAAGCTGCCGTCCTCGTTGTATTGATCCACCACAAACGCTTTTCGACCGTTCCACCCATCAATATCATCAGATAGGAACACATCTATATGGTCGCCGTCCACGCCCTCCGTACCACGAATGTAGCCGTAGGTGTTCTGCATGGTCGTTTCCCACTTCTTGCCATTAGCATCCACGCCACTACGAACAGAACCTTTCGGTTGCTCGATGCTAATATCAAATGTACCTACACGCACATGCCCTTTCTTGTAATTGCCGGCTTCCTTTTGGGCTTCGGTAGGATTTATATCGGTATTTGCTTCGGCATCTGCAATTTTTTCACTTAACTCACTGTTATTACGGAAAGAATGAGTATCTTTGTTTTCAGAAGCATTACTCTCTTGCGTAGGAAGGAGGTCCGGCACATCGTCTCGATGTTCAGCTAAGCGCCATTCAGAGCTGTTGGAGAGTAATGCTTCTCTTATATAGAGCACACCGCTTTCCTGTAAGGCTCTTTTGACTTTGTTCTTGTTCATATAGTGACTGCTTACAGACACTTCCATCCCGTCCTGCTTGACAGTAATAGAGGCATAGAACTTAACCTTCTCTCCATTCCTGTTGAATGTCTTGATAAACAAAAAGCTGCTTCCTCTCTCTGCGTTTCCGTCTTTCGCTTCGCTTGCCTCCTCTATAATCACATCCGGATTAGACAATGTAGGACCAACCATACCGAACTCCTTGGTACGCTTTTTCTCAAAGAATTTAGTGATCTGGTTTCCTCCCATTTTCACAGATCCTATGGGGGTGGCAATAAAATTGTTCTCGTCGAATGTTTCAGCCCAAGTCTCAGGAGTAAGTTCTTTCTCACTCGATATTTCTGCTGCAGACTCCATGCGAGACAAAAGCAAATCCGCCTCTTCTCCACTTAATCCTTGCGGCTTTGACACAGGACCCTGTTGAGCCTCATCCGCATATCTTCTTCCTACGGCTTCATCTCCTGCGCCCTCTTGTGCAGCTCCATCCGCGTTACGGATACCGTTATCAACTCCCGGATGTTCTGTTTCAATTTCACCAGTTCGCCCGGTCGGTACAGATTGTTCTCCTTGCAATAACTGATCGCCTCTTTCGTGTAGACTGCCAGTTCTTCTTTCGTCATCTCGTTCAATTGTTTCATCTGGATTATTTTTATTTTCCGCTAAGATAGCATCTATCTCAGAGAGTTCTTCTTCGATGTCTCTTATTTCATCAGCAATTTCCCCGCTGACGTATTCGACCGTCTCATCTGTGAGAGTTTGAGCCTGCCTACGCAGATCCTCTTCGTAGGATTCGTAGTCCTCCGGCGAGAGATGGTAGTTCTCTTCGCACCAGCGGGCATATTCGTTATATTCTGCCTGCCGCATCTCTTCGGCTTTCGCTTCGCGGCGGCTCTTGATGTAATTGATCAGATCGCCACGGGTACGCGCCGTCGAGAGCACCTCAATAATAGCATTACGACCGGCATTCGGATCATTCTGGTCAAAGAAATTAGTGCCGTTCTCCAAATCTGCCTGCATCAGGATTTCGCCGGCACGCTCTATCGATACGCCACCTTTATCTTTCCCGGCAAACAATCCAAACAGCGAACGGGATTCAGATATACGTCCTCCGGTTTCACGTCGATAATCATCCTGCAGCAACTTTATAGAACCATTGGCCAGCATTTGCGCAGCCAGTTCCTCCCCGCTTTGTGGTGCAGTATTACGCATTAAATTAATGGCAGCTTCTTCACCCGGTTTCACACGGGCATCCTGCAATTTTGATTTAATATCTTCCCAATAGCTCTTTTCTTGTTCGATAGGCTTCCGCCCTTCTTCCCACTCTTTTTTTCTGGCTTTATAACCGTCTATATCAAGCTCCATCACAGGAGCCTTTTTGCCCGACTCGGTTAAACGCCTTTCTGCATCAGAAATATGATTATTTACAAACTGGTCCACTTCTTCAAGTGTCAGGGAACCGTCAAGAAGAGCATCTAAAGTATCACTAATTTCCGCCTGATGATAAATAGGATTACCAGCCTCGTCCATGGGAATAGATGATTCTGGAGTATTTGACTCTTGGTTAATCGGAATTTCCGTCTGGGATGCTGGTAAAATAACATTTTCTTCGGCAGAACTATCCACATCTGGCGTGACAGTCCGGTAAAACGCTTCCAGATCTGCCAATTCCTGTTTTTTTACACGTATTTCATCCCGCAACGATGCACGTTCCCCACCCGATGCTTTCTCAATCCGGGATTCTGACTTGGATATTTCACTTCGTTTATTCTCTATATCCGCACGCAAATCTTCAAGAGCCATCTGAGGAGATTCGGAAAGGGACGTATATTCATATTGCTGCTGTGGAGTCATGGCCTTATAGTCGATCGTCCCGTCATTTCGTTTGGGCAACGATGCGACAACACTCTCCAACGTCTTTTCCGGCACATTTTCTAACACTCTGCTGTCTCCATCCGTTGAAGAATCCTCATTTTGGGTTTGATTTTTTGACATATTGTCAATAATAGAATCCACCCCTATTTCTTCCGTCATGCCATCAACTTCAACGATAACACCTCCATCATCGCTCATCTGCTGCACTATCCCTTGACGACCGCCCACCAAATTCACCAAATCGCCAGGATTAAACATCACCAGCTGCATATCTGCTGCTTCGGACTCCATCTCTTCTTGTGCAATCACTTCGCCGGGGACCGTGTTTATGATATCGGCATATAATTGCTCAACTGGATACTGTTCGATCAAACTATCGAACATTTCAGGTCGTCCTTGCTGGACTTTGCCATTTTCATCAAGATAATACAAAATATCATCCGACTGTTTTGCATCCACCAATCCTTCTTCGTCAAAAACAATATTACCGCCTGTTATATAAACCGGCTGGTCTGAAGAAGGAAATTTGACTGTAACAACTTGCCCCATGTCTTTATTGGCCGTTCGGCCAATATCATCCATACGGCGTCTTGTTTCTTCGTCAATACGCGACTGCACATAGTCTACATATCCGTTATAATTCAGCAGATCAACCGTGTATTGTTCAAGTTTTCGCTTTTCCTCCGGATTCAAGTTCTTAACCGATGCAACATTATCAATAAAAGATTGTATTGATTTCGGATTTTTCAATCGATTAACGATCGCGTCATTGAACTTTTCCACATCTTCATGCAGGATTTCCCCGGCGAAAGTTGAAGATTCTTTATATCTATTCGTGATCTGCCGTTTTTGATAAGCACTATATCCTTTAGCTGCACCAATAAAAGGAGAAAACTGTGCACCCCCCATTGAACCAGCAACACCGGCATCAAGCATCGTTTTAAATATGTTGTCATTACGCTCTACACCTGTTAATCGGTCTATCGCATAACCAGCAAGAGCATTTCCTGCCTCTTCCAAGCCTTCTGAGGCTATCGGCATTGCAAACCAATGTTTCCCCTCAAAAGAGGCTATCTTATCAAGAAAATTCTTCTTTACAAGATTGGCGGCAGCCTCACGACCACTCTTCTGTAAGATATTTCTTACTGTACGGCCCTTCATCCCCGCGCCAAAAACTTCAGACAAACTTTCGGCCGCACCCGTTCCAATCGCATTAGCCCATTTTAAAGTTTCGCCCATTTCTGGATTTTCCCGGCTCAATTCGTCATATTTGTCAGAAGCAGTAGTAAGCCCTGCTGCAACAAGTCCCGCACCACCTGTTGCAGCAATAGCAGTAGAAGTCGCAGCAGATTCGGCTGCATCCAAAAAAGCTGAACCGAACGCCCCTTGATAATCGCCCTCGCTCCATAGGTCTGAAAAACTTTTTCCTTTATAGCGATCCGACCGTTCATGCATATCTTCTGCGAACGCTTCTGCGTTTTTAGAGAGTCTTTCTAAACCAGCATTCTTATCTGGAATATGAGCAATCATGCCAAGCCCAGGAATAGTACCCGCAAGAGACTGTGCAGCCGCACCAGCTGCCCCTTTAGTATGCTCATTTGCCCAATCCACAGCAGATTCGACAGGGGTAGTGATCTTTTTCAGTAAATTGGTAGAAGAGCCTACCAGACGGCCAGCGCCAGCAGCAAGACGTTCGCCAAAATCCCCAAAGAAATTATCCGTATCTCGCATCTCATCTACGGAGATATCCGGCTCTGGATGTTGCTGCATGAATATATCATATTGTGATGCCTTGACACGATACGGCTTATCCGGCCTCTCAATTACTGTCACAGCATCTGGATATTCCGATGCAAAATCAGGTATATATTCTGGGGAGACATCATACTTAACCCCCTTGTTTTCAAAAATAGGCATAACTTTATTTGCTTTTCGGTTTATACTTAATCACTTCTTGTTCCGGACTGAAATCAACAACCTCTTTTCCATTCAAGTATTCAGGAGGACGATACGGCCCGCTATACTCCTGTTTTGGTAAAAATCGCTGTAAATATTCATAAACGGTCTGCTGTGTATCTTTCGGCTCATATGCCCCGTTTATAATCGACTCCAATTCATCCTGTAACTCTGGAAAATCCTTTATCTTCCTTTTCACAATAGATAGCATCTTAGTTGACTGATCTCCACCTTCACCCATTTGCATTTTTATGTCGTCAACTGTACGCCTGTCATTAGGATTAGAAGCTATTATTTCCTGCATCCTATTGTATAAATACCCAGCTACCGCGGTTGCTTCGTCTTTAGGTATCACTGTTTTTCGCCCATTCTGGCCAATCAAATAATCGAACTTATCTTTTCCATTCTGACTTGCCGCAATCCTCTGCTGCTGGAGTTTTAGCATCGCTTCTCTATATTCGGCAGTCTTTTTATTCTCCTCCGCCCGCAATCGAGCATTTTCAGCATCTTTCTGTATCTGCCTGTTTATATCCGCCAGTTTAATCTTTGTATTAGTATCAAACTTATGCTTCTCCCAATCGGCATTAGCTTTTGCAGCAGCAGCGGCCCTTTCATTTTGATAATCCTGTAAGCGGGCATTAAGAAGAGCATTATCGAATCGGACGCTATCTGCCCGCTGAAGGTCTTTCAGTCTTTGCAATCTTGCGTCAGCTATGCTTGTGTTCGATTGAGGCTGGTCAAATATCCTACGACCGGCTACACCAGTCGCAAGATTGACACCTAACCCCAATATATCCGATAACATCCCAAGTTTTTTCTGCCGTTCCGCTTCTGCGACCTCTTTTTCATATGAGCGCGGCCTGCCGTACTGACTTACGATATCATATATAGTTTGAGGC